AAACTCTTTGTAGTCATGATCAGCAAACTGGAACAACTCTTTATCTTGTGCATCATGATGCTGACCAATCCACTTGTGAAGTACTTTCCAATCTACAACAAAATCTTTTAGATCTACATCTTTTGGTATCTCAACATATGTTGAATCAACATGTGACTCACTAGATAACTTTCCAGACTTATCATCAAATGATCTCTGTGTTTGAGATGTAGTGCCATGCTCTCCACCTTCGTCTGACTCTGACTCATCTTCTCCATACAATTCATCAAATAATTCGTCAACTCCATCGTCTTCATCTTGTATCATTTGCTCAAGATCCTCAGCATCAATTCTATCAAACTTAGAAGATGCTGTTCCTCCTGCACCACCAGAACGTGGTTGTGCTTGTGCTGATGAAGTATCTTGATCTTCAGAATCACCTTCTCCTTCCATGTCACCTATACCTTCTAGTGATGATGAATCAAGTGCAACCTCAACTTCTTTCTCTTCTGTTTTATGTGTCTGCTCCCAGTTGTAAACATCTTGAGCAATCTCTAGAACTTCTTCAAAAGTCTCTGCCTGATCTGTACGAGCAACAAACACCATCTCAGATCCATTGAAAGGAACTAGAGCAGTAGCACCTAGTTTGAAGTGTAGGTTGATACGGTCAATCAAACTGAACTCAGAAAGATCTTTATCTGCAACCTCAAAGAAATCTTTGTTGTTTAGTTCTGTGTAACCTTGAGCAAAACTTTTACGAAGACCCGCATACTTTCTCTTCATTAATTTTTCTATGCGTGCATCTTCAATTACATTCACAAAATCTTTTGGACAAGATACTTGCTCTCTAAAGTCTACGTTAGGTGTGAACAATGCATGTCCTACCTCGTGACCTACAAGCATGTCATACACAGCATTAGATGCTAGATCCCATAGTGGTAATGTAAGGACACGAGTGTCTACATTGAATTGTGCTGTTGGAACTTTGCGATGCTCTACGACTAGGTTCTCTGTTGCTAGAAGTCTTGCTAAGTTACCTTTGATCTCTTGTTGTGACATGTGATTTGTTTCTTGTTATACACATGATAACACATAAAATATTCTAGCCAACCAGTGCATGTGTCACTTCGTTAACTGTCTCCTTTATAATAGAGAAGTTCTTTTCTTTCTCTGCTGTAATGGTTCTGTCAAATTTATCATCCATACCTTGTTTATGACTAATTACAAAAACTTTTGTACTCTCGTCAAAGTTTCTAAGTATCCATCCTAGATCAGATGTACCTGATTGGTCAAGAGATCCATCAAATATCTCATCTAAGATAAGTAAATTAGTATCCACGCTATTCTTAAGCTTAGCAATACTACGCCAAGTGAGCAAAAGAGCAATATCAATTCTTGCTTTTTCTCCTTCCGAGAACGAGTCATATGAAAATACATCCCTATATCTACTCTTAATTATTTCTTCAAAGTTCTCATCTAGTGTAAAATTGACATAAAACTCCATCCTTTGTAAGAAATCGTTAATTAACTTATTCATTGTGGGGAGATAAGTCTTGATAATCCTAGTCTTTATACCATTATCTTTGAGTAGATGTGATGCTGTTGTCAGGACATCACGATCTTTTTTTAAAGATGCATGTTGTTTTGAGAAGTCTTTCTTTTCTTTAACAAGATTCTGTAGTTTAGTATACTCTGCTTTCTTATCTGGACTACTACCCTCTAGTTCTTTAATCTCTTCCTCTATATTGTTTACCTCTTTTCTAATAGATGTCAATTGAAAATTCAGTTGAGATAATGTTGCATTATGATTGTTTACCTCAGTAGATAACTCTGTAAATTTTTGTAGTTTGTTTTGCTCATCTACAATAGCAGATTCTAAATCTTCTATGCCACCATCCATTTTATTAATTTCACTCTGACTCTCTTCTAGTTTATTTTCACGAAACTCATCAGATAACTGTTGAGTACATGTAGGGCACACATGATTTTTTTCAAAAAACTTATGATCTTTCTTACAAGACTTCAGTTTAGACTGTAGTTTTATAAGATAAGTGTTCAGTTTCTGTAAATTTGAATTTGACTTTTGATAGTCCTGCATTTCTTTATTAAGATTAAAGATTTCTTTTGTTAGGGATTCAATACTATCATTTTTTTCTGTTTCAGACTTTTTATATTCCTCTATCTTAATCCTCTTACGATCTATCTCTTCCTTGTTAATCTTCTCTAAGGCAAGCATATGTTGTTTCTGCAACTCTATCTTGTCTTTTAATAAATCTATCTGATAATCAATCTCTCTAACTTCTATATTATTTTCCTTGACCCTATCCTTAAGTAAAACATTCATGGTAGAGAATACCTGTATGTCAAGTATGTCTTCTATAATTTCTCTACGTTGTGGTATGCTAAGTTTCATAAAAGGAACAAACGTAGACGAACCAAGAACTACAATCTGAGTGAAAGATTTAAAATTCATCTTCAGAACACTATTCTCAAAATTCTTTTGCTGTTCGTTTACTGAACTCTCCTTATCCCATAACACACCATTACAATATATCTCCAACTTCGTAGGTTTAATTCCTCTGACTACTCTGTAATCATTCTTTCCTATAGTAAATGTAATTTCAGCAACACAGTCTTTCTCATTAATACTATTGACTAGCATTGACTTACTGATTTTACGGAATGGTTTTCCAAACAAAGAAAAAGTAAGAGCATCTAAGATAGTGCTCTTTCCTGCTCCGTTGCTACCAACTATTAAATTTGTTCTTTGACTTGTCAGGTCAATCTCACTAAACACATTTCCTGTTGAAAGAAAATTCTTCCAACGGATCTTTTCAAAAATTATCATTCTAAATTATCAGGTGGTATCAATAAATCATCAGAGGTAATGATGGAAAATGCCTGTCCTCTTTGTTGACATGCATCTATTATAACATGATCTTCCATTTCCACAACCTCCATTTTAGGATATGTCACATTCTCTTGGAGTTGTAGTAAATATCTGTCAGCATCATCCTCTAACTGGAAGATAGGTATGACACGCTTATCTTCCTCATCATACACAGAATATACACCATCGGGATGGTTTTCTAAGGTGAGTACAAACATTAAGTGATGTTACAGCTTTCAATATATAGGGATCTCATGACAGACTTGAGACTGGATTTGTCTACTGCAATATCCACCTCATCAATATATTCGTTGAGAAGTGTCATGGTGTCTTTAGTTTCAAGATGTACATCATCTATGTCATCTGAGTCAACTAAGATCTCTACGATCTTAACGTCATGTGATCCTACGTTGTATAAACGATCAACCAATGTTTCAAACATTTGGTAGTTTCGCTTTTCGTCAACAATGATTTTGATGAACTTGTCTTTATAACTAGACACATCAAGTTTGTTGTAGTCATGGTTTGTGTCATCGTAAAATATCTTTTCAAATACTTCAAACGGGTTCTTATAAAATCTAAGTCTGTCAGTTTCAGTATCATATATGTGAAATCCACGAGAAGATTTGTAATCATTCCAGAACATCTGATAAGGGTTACCTAGGTATTGAACATTACCACGTTTAGATCTGTGATGAAAATGTCCTGACCATACACGATCAAAGTTTTTAAAGTCAGAGACAGAGAACCCACCTTCAAAATGCATACCAGGTGTAACTTCAAAACCATCAACTTCCATGTGACTACACATGATCTCTCCACCTTTCTTTATTAACTTTGTGCACTCTTCTTTGTTCTCAGAGTTAATCCAAGGCATCATTAAAAACTCTTTACCACCAACAAAGATAGTCTCTGGTTCAGTATAGATTTTTATATTACTATAGTTTTCCAGTAACAATTCTGGAGAGTTTATTTTATTTGTATTCTTATAGTATGTGCAATGATTACCTAGAAGCATGTGCACTTCATACTTTTTCAATCTATCAAAATAATTATACTTAATTCTATTAAGAGTATTAAAATCTACAGACTTTCTATTATCAAAAGTATCGCCAAGATCAAAGACTGTAGTGATACCTTCCTTTTCAAGAGTAGGAAAAAATATTTCATCGTAGAATTTTTGCCAGTAATTCCAAAATGGTAATGAACCCTTACGTCCATCTAAATGTTGATCAGTTATGATTGCTATCTTCATGGTAGTGGAAATTGTTTTTCGTGTATAAAGAAGACTATAGTCAACCTATTTGTTTCTGGACAATCTCCAAAACAACCAGAGAGTCCGTGAATATTAAATCCGTCATATGCTATTAATCTATTGTAAACATTTTCTGTATTGATAAATTGATTATTACGAGCATCTAATATAGATGTTCCTGTATTTGGTGGGGGGTCTGGGTTTAAATATATGACTCCTGCACATGGAAAATAATCTCTATGAAATCTATCTGCCCAAAAATCATGAAGCATATCAACAGTACTAGCAGGACTTTGATGGAAGTATGATGTTATCATAGGTTGTATCATATTACCATTTGCTAGAAAATCTTGAACATATTTTGGATAAGTCCATGAACTGAGATTTCTCTCCTTCCAAACATAATCAAATATACCTTGTTCTAATTCTATAAGTTCCAGATATTTTAAATCAGTAGAAAGTAATTGTCTAAAGTTCAATGATCTATATCCTCTCCACCCAAATCCTGAGTTAGGATCAGTAGTGAATGACCACTTAGTACAATCAACTGCTAAGTTTCTGATATGATCAACGTCTTCTAGATAATTATCTTTTATTGTAATCATATATCTAGATATTGATACTCCGTTATGTGCCAAGCAGTTCTATTGTCTGGATATTTATCTCTAAGGTATCTGACAACAGCAATTCTTCGTTCAAAACGATTCTCTCTATGTACACTTTTTGATATAATTTTCATGTGTTCTATTAATAATTACGATGCGTCCATTCTCAATAATGAATTCTAATTGATCATTATGACTCCACATAAGTTCTTCATATAAAGCATTGAGACGGTTCATGTCTTCCCATAAATCGTTTGGCATTATCTATTCATTTTGGTTTCTATGTTTTCTTTGATGCTACCCATTTCAGATTGCGATGCATTCATTCCTGTCATTGTACCATCATATTTGTCAGTGTGCATTACTTCATCATATCCTGACCGTTCTAAGATCTTTCCTTTGATCTCTAGTTGCTTTTTTTCTTTTTGTATCCTACGCAAGAATGCATAGTATATAATTTGTGTAAAATAAGCGAAAGGGTTTTTAGATTTTTCTGGATTAAAGTTGTCAATGTATTGCAAACAGTTTTCAATACCATCACAAATCATATCTTCTCTAAACATATAGTTTACGAAGTTTGGTTTATATGACAGGTGTGTTGCAATTTTTAAGAAACATGATCCCAGATAATTTGTTACTCTAGGACGAGGATCTCCAGATTCTTTTGCAGCATGAACTTTCTCACGATAGTCTGTTATCGCAGCAAGGAATTCTTTGTTATTTACATAGTACTCAGTCTTTTTTCTTTTTGCCATTACGGATGCCATGGATGTACCATTATCATGTACTTATTGTAGCAAATATAATGGAATTTGTAAAGGTACTTGACAAATGTTATTTTTACCAGTAGACTAACTCTGTCAAGGGTTAAAGGATGTTATAGCTACTAACTTTTCTTATAGATATTCTCTAAAGTATTCTTGGTCTCAATGATAGAACCCAAATACCCCGACTTGCGTGGAAGTTTATTTGGTTTATGTAATAATTGTTTATGGGACTCCATCTTTTCTAAATTCTTTTTATAGAATTCTTCTATAGGTCCTTCTACTTCAGTGATAGTAATGATATGATCTCTAGAAATGATGTACATGTCATCAAAAGATGCCATGACCCATTCTTTAAAAGCAAATCCTGTAATTTCAAGTTGTCCTTTTCTTTGTCTAGATTGCTCAACCGAGAATGGATTTGATAGCAGCACTTTATCTTCGTCCTCTAGATAGAGAACCATAGAGATGACTTCCTCACCTGATACAAGTTTTAATGTTGCTAAAAATTCTTGGTCTTTCATATTAGTTTGCTCTGAGGTTTACTTTGATAACTTCATATCTAAAGTTCTCATCATTATAGATGTTAACTCTTTCGTTTAAATGTTTCAAGGTATAATTTTGTCCACCAATATCATCCGCAATATCATACAGTGTTGCCATATCTTTACCCTCTCCCTTTCTAAGGACTCTACCTATAGATTGAAGGTTTCTTATCCTAGACTTGGACGGGGAAGCGAATATGATGTTGTGAAGACGCTTAATGTTAATTCCAGTTGAGAAGGTGCCGTAACTGGCAACAATGACTGCATTTGATTCTGTCTCTGTAATTTTACGAACTTCCTCTCGGTCTTCAACTTCAGTTCCTCCGTGCACAAAAAATACTTTCCGTGCATCATCTACATTATTATTTATTAGATCGTATAAAGGTGTACCATGCTTTTCAATATAGTTAAATAGTACTAGGGTGTTACCTTCTATGTCTTTGACTAGATTTTTGATGAGGTTATTTCTACCTTTATGTTCTACGAGATATTCCATCTCGTCATGATATGAATCAAAATATTGTGGAGCATGTTTACAAAGTAGGATTTTTATCCTAAACTTAGAGAGATAACCAGACTTGATTAATTCCTCAGTTTTGGTAACCTGTTCGTAGGATCCAAATAATCCTTCCAACACCCACTTGTGTGTTTTACTACCATCTAATGTACCAGTAAAACCAAACCTATACTTGGCATTGTGTAACTTAGTCATGATACCTGTTAATGATTTTGATTTAAACAGGTGTGCTTCATCACCAATGACACAATCTATATCATCAAAATATCTTTTAGGAAACTTGTAGATAGATTGCCAAGTTGATATTATAATATTCTTATCAGTATTCTTATCTTTACCAGAGTAAATCTTATGAACAAAGTCGTTAGCGTTCCACCCGTAAGAAATAAAATCATTGACCATTTGCTCAACGAGGGATGTAGTTGGGACGACTATAAGTATCTTCTTTGCGGTGGCAGCATAGT